GTAGAGAACAGAAGTGGGTGGCCTGAGTTTGTCGCTTCCTCTTGGTGAAGGCGATACGTACGACCGCGTACGAATGTCCATTCAGGAGTTTGCGTTAGTAACTGGCTATCAACAAACTTGTTTCCACCGCCGATTGCCGCGACACGCACACCGATTGGCATGGAAGCGTAGAACTTTGATCCAGTCCAAGTTATGCCCAAGTCTGTCGAAGAGTGCTTGTAGCCAGTCTTAGTTACAAGAACCAAAGCGCTTCCTTCTGCGCGTACGTCAATGATGTCTTCTGCATTCACACCTGGGGGGAAGTCGTATGTTGTGTACCCCGTTAGTGGAAGTGGCGTTGTCGCATCATATGCAGCGTACGCAACCTTACCACCGTTTGCTCTGTCAGAGTTGGAGTAAACTAGGATCAAGTTACCTTCGCCAGCCGTTGCTCCCTCGATGCCAACCGCGCCGATCAAAGCCCCTGAAATGCCTGTAGGTGGGTTAATTGTATTCGACTGGAACTCTGCCTGAGTTTCTGGAGTGTCATCGTTTGACACGTAGCTGAAGCCAGTCGTCGTACCAATGATGAAACGCTCTTCGTTCGTCTTGACACCGCAAATCTTATTGATCGCACCAAGACCCCATGTGAATGACGTGTTGTACGCCGCAGCAGTTGAACGGTAGTCAGCGATTGAGTTCACAAGAGAACCAGAAGAACCTGGAACGCCCTGTACGTACGCCATCGCGAAGCTACCTTCGACGTTTGTTGCCCACAGAATGTTGTCTGTAGCTGTCATGCCAAAGTTCGATGCTGATGTTGTTGCCGCATATGTTGCGCCAATCGCAGGAGTGTACTGCTCGATTGTCTGCACATCACCGTTGTCTGGGCGACGGATGTAAAGCTCTGTCCCAGAGTAGAATGGAAGTGGATTACCCTTCGTCGCCATGCGATCTATGTCGATGAAGTTAGTGCTTATTGTGCCGCTGACTGTACTTGCGCCATCCTGAGAAACTTTAATCTGAACAGGCGTGATTGGTGTGGAGGCTGTGTTTGATGCCGCATAAACAGGAGTAGTTTTAAGGGCAGTGACCATACGGTCAGTCGTCTTACCAATCAAGTCAAGAGTATTGTCTGTATCTGCATCAACCCATTCGTTCACATAACGAGTAGCGGATAGATAATCCTCGAAGTCGTTTGACTGATATTCTTTATCAGATACGTACAAGTAAACATTGCCGCTCTCGGAGCCGTTGTTTAGTACGTTGATGTTCATTGTCGCAATTCGCGCTGATGGAACGGTGTAAACCAATTCTGTATCGCGGCTATTGACGACCTTTTTTCCTAATAGTCCGTTTGCCATAGTTGTCCTCGTTTACGATTGTGACAGGAAATAGACCTTGGCGGGAGACATCTGGTAGCCCAACAAGGCTCCCTCAATCTCAGCACGTAGGCCGTCAAGAGCATTCTGCTCAGTCGTTGATGCATTCTGCACCGCTGTGATTTGCGTCTGACCTTCAGACTGCACATCTGCAATCTCAGTGTCACCCGCTCCTTGGATACGCGTAAGCTGCGTATCACCTTCTGCCGACACTGCCGATAGGTTGGCATTGCCGTTAAAGATTTCGATAATTCTTGCTAGATAAACAAGCTCCGCAACTGGAGTTCCTTCCAATGCGTTGAGCTTGGTTGAAACGAATGTCGCTAAGGCCTGCTGATCCGATACTGATATATTGGGCATTATAAAGTGCTCCCGTTAAATAGATCACCGTGCAGTTGGGCTACCAGGATGCCCTGCTCAATGACGGTGGGGGTTGTCGCAAAGGCTTGGTTTCGGTAATCCTCCGCTTTATCACGGGCGGCAAGGGCGGCATCTCTAGCGCTTTCCGTTGCGCTCTGTGCAGCCAATGCTGCATTCTCGGATGCCAATGCCTCTCCCGCGCTCTCTTCAGCATCCGCTCGCTTCTCTTCCATGTCTGCAAGAGTAGTAGCTTTGAAGTCTGCCAAGTCCGTGAAGAGTTGAGTGAAGGACGCGATCTCTTGGAACTGACCGTCCGTACCGATGCGAAGCTCCAATGTCTGAGTGTCGTTCTCGTTTGTGTAACGGAACTCAAAGGCATCAATGTCACCAGTCGCTTCGTTGAACAACTTACCCATAAGGGTCGCCAGTGATAGGCCGCCCATCTCCGCATCTTCAAGATACGTATCAAGAAGAGTGGTGCCCGTATTCTGCGAGCGGAAGTTAAGCTGTTCGGAAGGGACGCGCGTACGTGCCATTAGTTATCCTCATCCATTCGTTTCGCAAGATCAGCCAACTTAGCTGCGCGGCTTGCTGACATTGCGAGCAGTTCTTCGGTGTTAGCCATCCGACCCGCTACGTTGCCCATGTCGCGCTGTAGGCTTTCTCTTGCTGCCAATATTGCACTACGAAGGGCCGCTATGTCGTCCCTAATAGGTTTTAATTCTTCGTGGATACGAGCGTTGATGTACTCACGAGTGCTTGCGTCCACTTGTGACGCCCAATGGCGGCTGTGTACGGGGTTCGTCATCGCTTAGGTGCCTCGCTCATTGGTACTAGGTTTCCTTTCTTGACCTGATCCTCGATCTGCTCTTGAGGCTGCACGTTCGCGCCACGTAGCTTCTCCATCATCATCATCTGCTGTGAAGGAGTTGGGCCTTTTTGCTGTTGCTCCTTGGAGATTTTGAACTGATCAAGGTCAGATACACCCATGCTGCGGATCGCCTCTTCGACGATCTTGCCGCTGTTGTACTCCATAGCCATGCCAGTCTCGTTAAGAGTACGAAGCATAGTGATCCATGTTTCCGCATTACGGGTCGGTTCGAGAGGCAGCGTACCGTCTACGACAAGGTACTCGATCTCGCCCTGAATATCGTTGAGCGAGAAGTCTAAGTAGCCGTCCTTCACCATATCCGCGACAGATGAAGCACTGTCGTTCTCTGAGATGCGGATCGAGCTTTCTGGCGCAAAGAAATCTTGGATGTTTGCTACCATCATGCGCACCATAGGGCGCACCGAGGTAGCTGAGATCGTACGCGCCAGTACGCCAAGACGTTGAGAGCCTAGCTGTGTAAGACGCTGGATTTCTGTGGCAGTACGGATACCATCTGCGGTGGGCATACCTTGCTGCGCGTCGGACGCAGCAGACAGACGCTGCTTGAGGTCGGACATGGCTTGGATGTCCTGCCAGTGACCGCGTGTTACGTCAGGGATTTGACTAATGAACACGCCCTCACCTGGCTTCACGCCTGGAAGTGTACGCACGATCCCATGTGGGTTGCGGTCGATCAAATCGCCAATAGCAATCTGCGTCGGATCAACGAACATGAGATTTGTCAAAGCGGCCTGTACGTTGTCGATACGTGACCGAAGCAGCCAAGTCGCAACGTCGTGTAAGGGGAGGAGCAAATCATACAACGATTGCGAATAGGTCTTATGCGCGTCGTGGTACAGGCCGCCGATTACGACAGGGAACTGTCTGCCGTAAGGGTTTAACTGACAACGGATAACTACGTTCTCATCGAGGATTGTGATACACAGCCACAACTGTTCTATTTGAGGAACGCCGATCTCGTAACCAGCCAAACGAACCCAGCACTCGTCAACGACACGGCTATCTCCGAGGGCGAAGAAAGTTCCGCCACTTTCGCGACGGTTGCGCTCTGCTGGGTCAATACTTAATCCTCGTCCCGCTTCCTTGTGCCATCTATGTCCGTCCCACCCACCAGCAGGAGGCGTAAGGCGGTTGCGCAACGACGGGTACTGCTTGAGTTTGGGATACATTCCCGTCTGGAGGAGGCTGTCGTAAGAGGCGAAGTCAGAGAAGATGATGTACTGCATCCGCTCCCAGTCTCCCCATTGGACGCGGGGGTCGTGGAAAACGCGTCTCGGGTCGAAGTTTGTGATTTGGTTTGTTCGCGACGAAGCATCCCACGTAACTTTCGTGGGTGCGTATCCGTACCGAATGCTGTCCAGAAGGTGTTGGGCAAGGCGTGCTTCTCCTGCTGTTCTGCGCATTTGCTGGTGCAGCAAACGCTCGATGATTGCAGATGATTTACGAGACTTGCGGTTCAATCCTTCTAACTGGAACATTGGGTTGCGCCCCGTAAGGGCTGCCATCAAGTAAGTCAGTACCGTGTCTGCGATAGCACGGGTATCTGCAATGACTGCCTTCTCGCGGAACTGCGTAGCATGTGGGTCTACGTACACGTCGTGTGCACGGTCTGCCTGCGTCCAATGATCGTAACGGCGCGAGATGCGGTCATATGACATCTGCATTGCCGAACGGACATAATCCACTATGCGCTGCTCCTGTTCTTCAGAAAGCAACGATGAAATGTCCTCATAAGCCATGAGGGCATCAGCGTGTTCGGATAAGTCTACGACGATGCCGTCGCTCTCAGGAACAAAATCCGCACGGTAATTTGTTGTCGTCAGTGCCATAACAAAACATTTACTCCTATAATTGCCCCTTAGTCGTCCTTATTCGCCCCAACCTTTCCATGTTCCACTAAGAGAGTTGAGATCGGACTTCTGGTTCCACAAACTATCGCTTGCTTTGGGCAGTGCGAACGATGGCGGTGAGTAGTATTCGCCCGTTGCTGGGGTGCGAGCGAGTACGTCGAGGCCAATGGTCATGGCGTCCACGATGTCGTCGTGCGTACCAGACGGGAAAGATTGCATCTCCTCGTGAAATACGTCGAGCCAAGGGGCTGCGCTGGGTATCAGTACGCGCCCACCCTCGATGAGCGGCAGCACTGCGGCGAGGCGTGATACCTTGTCGCTTGAGACTTTGTACGGAATTACAGATACGCCGCTCTCGCGCTTCAGTTCTTGAAGGAGAGACTGACCAGAGGCTTTGTCCTCGATGTAGATGCCGCGCAAGCCACGGCCTCGCCACTGGTTGTTCAACATAATCATGCGGCGTTTAAGATCGGGGAACTCAAAGCGGTCGCGTACAACATCGACGATGTAAATGTCGCCCGTCTTATCGAGGCCCATCGTCATCATGACAGAATAATCGCTGTCTTGGCGAGCTTTGAAGGCCGTATCCGCTGCAATGATGAGAGAGTTGAAGTTCTCGGGCTTCATGTCCTCGGGGTACGTACGCCACCAGTGCGAACGGATCATGTTACCGCCCTGAATGTACGGGGTCTGCTGGTAGAGAGACGCGAACTCGCGCGGGTTCAATCTTTGACGACGTTCCAAATCTTCGAGAGAAAACCGTTCGGGCCAGAGGGCGGTCTTTTCAGTCTTACGTATGTATCGTTTTCCTTGAGCGAGTTTACTGGCTTCACCTGGGGCAAGGTACTCTGGGTGGTCGGTTGGTAAATTGGAACGGGAAATCTTACCGCTGTCTCCCTGAACTGGTCTTTCTTCAATGGCAGGGAAATTGATGTGAAGCCAACGTCCTTCGTTCCAGTCATCAGTTTGCATAAGTCGCCCCGCGAGGTCGTCGGGGTGCCATCGGGTGAGGATGATGATCTGGGCGGGGGGTACACCGTCAACGTCGGGTTGGAGACGCGTTGATAAAGCGGATACATAATAATTCCAGACCTTGTTGCGCTGCGTCGCACTCTCTGCCTCCTCTCTTGACTTCAAAGGGTCGTCGAAAAGCAGCAGATTGGCTGCACGACCAGAGGTGGTGCCCCCTACCCCAATGAAATACGCGGCTCCGCCGCCCGTCGTACGCCACTGGTCTACGGCTCGGCTGTCCTGAGACATCTCAAAGTCGGGGAACGCTTGAGATGTGAGCGGCTCGTTGCAGAGATCGCGTACTTGGCGACCGAAATCCGTGGCGAGTTGGCTGTTATAGGACGTGGACATGAGAAAGCGGGAGGGCTTTCGAGACATGAAGTAAGCGGGGAAGATCACGGAGCCGTATGTAGACTTGCCGTGGCGTGGCGGCATGGTGATCAGAAGGTTGCGTACAGGTACTTCCTCGGTACTGGAGCGCTGCGCGGCTGACAGACCGTGGTGAGACGTGAGTGTATTCTTCTCTAGCTTGTCGAGAGCCTCGATCATGTCGAGGTGGAACTGCGGCAGCTTCCAGTTCGGGTAGTGTAGGCGCACCCAGCCTAAGAAACTGTCCTCGGCGGCCTTGAGTTTAAGGAGATGTTTGGCGGCGTCTTGCGCTGTGAGGTTCATGGCAGCAACTCCTCGTCCACGAGGACAGGAGAATTGGTTTCTATCCAGACTTTTGCCCCGCAAGAGAGAGGTTTATCTGGGGAATAGACCACAGTTGACGGCCCCTGTACTTCAACTGAAGTACATTTGTGGTTCGCCTTGGAGGTTTTGACTGTGAGCGGCGGGTTGCTCTCGCCGTTCTTGGCATTGGCGCGGATGATATGCTGATTTACGTGGATACGCTTCTTCATTTGTCGTCATCCTCTACTGGTTCTGCGTCTATGATGTCGTTCATACCCGCAGCGATTGCTTCTAGTTGCTCGCGAGACATTTTTTCTGGGGCTTCTTGTACGTTGTGCTCGTGTTGTACGAATTGCGCGGTCAGATCGGGCATTACTTTGTTCAGCATTGCCGTGAACACCCGCGCCTGGGTGGGCGTCCACTCTTGTTTTCCCATGAC